AGTCAGAAACGATGCCTCCCGTGCCAGGCTGCAAGCCATCCAGCATCAGGAATGCGTGCAGATCAGCGCGAGCGCTGAGTGGCTCTTCGATCTTGTCGAACTTCAGATATTCGTCGTCGTACTTGTCGAAACGGGCTCCGATGTTTTCCACGGCTCACTCCTTACTCGCCACTTGGGCGATGGGTTGGTTGTTGGCAGGTTCAGGCGCATCGCCGAACTTCACGACGACGCAGATAGCGATGACAGCGACGATGTAGAGCACGAAGTCAGCAGCGGTCAGGCCGTCGCGTTCGTCGGGCATGGGGACGATCTCGCACTGGCTGGATCGGTTGTACGGGCCGAAAGCCTCGTCGGTCGTGCGGGGGTAGCGGCGCGTGTTCATGGCTCACTTCTCCGTGTTGTCGAACTGGTGGGCGTTGCTGAAGCTGGACTCACCGCCCGCGCAGCGCTCTTGATACGCACGGTGCTGGCCGGTGCGCTGCTCTTGCTTCACTGCCTTGCAGGACTTCGAGCAGAAGCGCGCCCAACCACGCTTGCGATCAGCAGTGCGAGCGGTGAATGGATCACCACAGCAAGCGCATCGATAGACGGCCGTACTCACAGCACACCGCCTTCCCGGAGCGTCAGGTAAGCCGCCAAGAAGAACCCAGCAGCACCGAACAAGAAGCCTGCGAGCCAGGCGATCAGCTGGCGGCGGGTCACGATGCAGCCCCCTGAGCGTTGGCGAGGGCGGCGCGCACGAGTGGAAGCGCATCAATGAGGTACTGACCAGCGTTCGTGTAACGCTCGCCAAGAGTCATCTTTTCACTGATTGCTTCGAGGGCTTCGCCAGCAGCCGCGAGGGCTGCATGTAGTTCGCCAATCGTGGCCTGCGCGTCTTCCAGTACCGATTGAACATGGCGTGCGCTCGCGGTGTTAGCGATAAGGGCGGGATCGATCAGCGCCCACCGATTCGGCTTGCTCTGCGCGCCGGCCATCACACTCTCCCCGAGTTGCCGACGTGCTGCATTCCGCCGCGTGCGACGCGATCCTTGAAGGCCGCACGCTCGATAGCTTCGCGCTCGGCCTTGTAGGCGTTGTGCCATTCGCGGCACTGGGCCGCCGTCTGTGCTCGCTCGAAAATCTGGTCGAGCAGCCAAGACCATTTGCCCTCGGGCATCTGCGCGCGCAGTGCCTCGTAGGTGGTCGGCGTGTGCTGCGCGGCGCTCACGAGACGCCTCCGACGATGCGCGGCTGCGGAATCGACAGCCCGCAAGCCATCTGCGCCGGTGCGACCTCGCGCCAGATCGAGGCATCCGGGTCCAGCTCCATCTGCAGCTCGATCAGCGCCGTGAACTCGTCTCGGCCCGCGCGCCACTCGCTGCCGATGTCACTGTGTTCGTAGAACCAGTTCGCGTTCACCAGCTGGCGCCGGTACTCGCGGATGCGCTCCTCGCGCTCGAAGTCGTTCAGCAGGTTCTGCTCTGCCGCCAGCGCGTACACGCGGGCGTAGGCGGGGGCTGTGGGGTTGAGGACGGCGGCCATGTCAGGCCTCGACCGCGCACATGCGCTTCACGAGATCGACGGCGCTGGACTGCAGCCATTCGGTGGTCGGCTTGAGAGCGTCCCCGGCAGCGGCCCTGGCAGCGGCCCAGGCAGCGTCCCAGGCAGCGTCCCCGGCAGCGGCCCTGGCAGCGGCCCTGGCAGCGGCCCTGGCAGCGGCCCAGGCAGCGTCCCCGGCAGCGGCCCTGGCAGCGGCCCCGGCAGCGTCCCTGGCAGCGGCCCAGGCAGCGTCCCAGGCAGCGTCCCCGGCAGCGGCCCAGGCAGCGGCCCCGGCAGCGTCCCTGGCAGCGGCCCTGGCAGCGGCCCTGGCAGCGGCCGCATCCTTCGATGCCATGCGCACCTTCACGCCCGCTGCAGTCGCGCCAGCCATGTCCACGATGGCATCCAGTTCGCGCAGTTCCTTGGCGCGCTCATGCAGCGCCGGCACCATGTCCAGCCACTTCGACGTGTGGACGCGGATCAGCCAGTCGAGCGCCATGTATGCGCGCTTCTCGGCAACAACACCAGTACTGCGCGTTCCCACCACCAGCGGGATCAGCGGCTTCAGCAGGCGGTCACGATCAGCATCGCTCGGAAGCGAGTCGTTCCACGAGATCATGAAATCCGTGATCACCGGGCAGGCGCATTGCGGGTGATCGCTCCAGGGCTCACCAGCGACATACGCCGCGGCCTCCATGACGCACATCTCCAGGTCGGAGTTTTTGCCGTGCGAGCCACTCTTCAGCGGCAGGGCCTCGATGCGCGCCAGGCGCTCGGGGATCAGTGCAGCGGGGGCTGCGGCGGTGGGTGCTTGCATCTACATCTCCAAGAGGGCTGCGGGGTGCAGCGCTTGGGATGTCAACACGTTTGTGACATCGAATCACGAAAGGGAGAGGTTCAGACGAAAAAAAGCCCGCTCTCGGCGGGCATCTCGGACATTCTGCGGTCTATCGATCGCGAGCAAACCCGCGAGCAACCCATTCAATGAGCTTGCATGCCAACAGATAGAGAGCGGATAGCCCAGCCATGCGCAACAAAACATCGAGAAGTGCGAAGCCGGGAAGATCGCCAGTTGCAAAGAGGGTGAGTACGACCAGCCAGGACAGGCCAAGCAGTCCGAGTGCAACCCTCCACAAGCCGCGATGCCAATTCATGCTCATTCATCCTCCCATTTGCCGATGACCGTGCCCAGCACTCGAAACGGTTGCCTAAGGGGTTCATGCGATGGATTCAGTGGCTGCAGCCACTGACGGCCGTCTTCGTTCTTGTAGACCTTGAATGTCACCTCGTCTTCGCCTTCTAGCTTCGCAATGATTCGATCTCCATTGACCGGTGATCGCTTCTCAGGGTCGACAAAGATTAAACAGTGCTCAGGGTACGACTTTGTGTTGCCGTGGGGCGCGGTCATGCTGTCCCCCTTGACGCGCAGGGCATACGTGCTTGAGCTGTGAGGCCGTGGGCAGGCATACCAACTCTCGGCATCTCCTGGCTGAAGTGGATCACTGGCCTCATCCCAATTGCCCGCGCGCACCCATGAAATAAGCGGCACCTCTCCGATAAGTTTCGGACCTGGACCCACATTGGGGTCGTTCTCCCACACGCCCTTCCCAGTCTCAATCCATGCAATCGAAGCACGAAGAGCGTGTGCGATTGCATTCAGTTCGCGAGGTTTCTCGCGTTGACCGGACTCCAAGTTCCCGATTGTGCTCGTTGACACCCCTGCAGCCGAAGCGACAGCTTTCTGCGTGAGGCCGCGCTTGATCCGCGCAAATTTGATGCGTTCGCCGATGGTATTCACGAGTGTGATTTGACAAGGTACTTGCGTCACGTTGGTGTTTCCATCAGAATCACGAATGTGACAATCAAGGATCGACATGAAACCACGTGATGACAGCATGAAAGCGCTCGACGAGGCCATTGCAATTGCCGGCGGCGTCGGTGTGTTGGCGAGCCGGATCGGCGTGGCCGCCAGTGCGCCGAGCATGTGGAAGAAGCGCCAGAGCGTTCCAGCGGAGTACTGCCCGGCCATCGAGCGTGAAACAGGTATCCGGTGTGAGCGTCTTCGCGCTGGCGTCCCTTGGGATGTTCTCCGGATGCAGAGCCAGCCCGCAGTAGAGGCCTGACCCATGCGCCTCGCCCTCTGCCTCCTGCTGCTGATCGACCTCGCTCTGGTCGCCTACGGCATCAACGAGCACATCGCCTCCGCGGCCTTGGCCGGCCTCGTCTTCGCGGTCGCCGCCGGCTTCGGCCTGGGCCTTCTCTGCCAGCCACTCAAGCGCAAGTAGGGCAGCGTCATGCACATGAACCCACGCGCCTTTCTTGATGTGTCCTCCTGCTTCGCTGCGCGTCAGCGGGGTGCCTCCCAAGGCGCCGGTTCGGCGGGTAGGGCACATCAAAAAGGGCATGTTTTTCGGATTCGACATGCCTTTAGTTTTGTCCCGTGCCAACGGGTCATTCAACAGGTAATCCGTTTTGATTTTTCTATTGAGGCACCAATGGAACAGCTGCAACTGAAGGGCCTGCTTTGCAGGTTGGACGCGCCAAGCGTCGTTGATCCGAGGCTCATCGCGGCCTGCAAGACCTACCGCGAGGCTGTGCGCCTCTGCTGGGATCTGCGCCGCGCTCGGAACATGACGAAGGCGTTTCTGGCCAGCGAAGCCGGGCTCTACGCCCCTCACGTCACGACCTATCTGGAGCCGAGCAAGCGTGAGCGCGACCTGCCGGGCTGGGGGATTCGTGGTTTTGAATGGGTCTGCGGCAACACCGCGATATCCCAATGGATTGCAAGCAACGCCAAGTTGACCCCCCTGGAAGAAATGCAGGCGCTCAAGTCGTTTGCATAGACGCGCATCGCGCGGGAAGGAATGTCGATGAACACTGCTGTCACTGATTACATGGTCGAGGCCATGGACGACACCTTGCCGCTCAACGCGCCGAGGTTCGACGGCGACACCTACGACCACTCCCGCGACTGCGCACGCCTCGCCGAGCAAACCGCTCTGGTCTTCGCTGCGATGCAGGACGGCGCATACCGCACGCTTAACGCCATCTCGCTGATTACGGGCGCTCCGGAGGCTTCTGTGTCGGCCAGG